TATGTTTTTAAAATGTGCAATGAAAGGTAAAGCAAACTATTTAATTTCAGATGATTTTAAAAGTGGTATGCACAATATTGATAGTTTAGGATTTAAAGTTTTGAGTGCGAAAGATTTTTGTGAGATGGTTAAAGATGAGAATGAGAAAAGCAAGAATGAAGAGAATGAGAATGTTAAAGGTTGTGTTAGTTGATAGTTAGTTAATTTGAATGTTGGTATGTGTATAAGTCAAGTATAATTATTATTGCCTTTGTTAATAGAATATAAAAATAATTATACTTGACTTTATGTGATAGGTATGTTAATATGATATTAGAATTTTTAGTTGGTTTAGTATTGGTTTAGTGGGTTTGATGTGTTACTATGATTTGATATGTTGCTTCCTTTCTACTTTTGAAAATTACATATGCATAGTGTATAATATAGTGGATAAGGAGTGAGTTGTGATGGCAGTTAAAGATGATAAATTAATAATAAGAGTAACACCTGGATTAAAAAAGCGTATTGAATCTACAGCTAAGAAACAAGGTAAAAATGTTTCAGATTTTGTTAGAGATATTATTACTATATTTTTGGATAAAGAACAACCTGAATATTTGGATTCAATTAATAAATTGAGAGAATTATTTTGTGATAAAGAAATTCTTCAACATAAAATATATACAAATAAAATTAATGATTCTAATTTAGAGGATACTGAACAATTAATATTGGAATTAGTACGCATACAGCAAAAGATTTATGAGATGGAAAAATATATTAATGATTATTTGAATAGTAAGGATATTTAGGAATATAGAGATATTCTATGTAAATAATAGTTATTTGATGATATTCAACCATAATATAGTTATTTAACCGAATATGATGGGTTAACAGATTTGTATACCCAAGCAAATTCCTTTATACTAATATCAAGTAAAGGATAAGTTTTCCCTTACAATATTAGAAAAGGAGTTGTTTTATTTTATGGAATACAATCAATTAACTAATTTACAATTTGAAGAAATTATGGAAGGATTGTTAGGAAAGCCTGTATGGTTGGAAGTTAAAACAGAAACGGTTATTGTGAACGTGCTGTATGATGGTTTTGAGTTCCTTAGTTTTGTAAATGGGAAATACCAGTTTGGTTTTGAAAATTATGACGAAGAAAATGAGTATAAGAATTTGCTAATTAATCAGTCTGATATTCTGGACATACATAGGAATTCTTTCGCTCCTAGTATGAATGCTGAACAAATTGTTTTAAGTATGATTGATTTTACGGAAATATTTGTTGAGTATAATTATTAGGAGGGATTGAGAATGTTAGCGAGAAAACCGATAATTATGGCAGAAGGTTCAGAAAATTTAATGCTGTGCAATTACAAATATTGTCATATTGCGTATGCTTTGAGTGTTGAAATAAAATTTTTTACTGATTTAAATTATAAGGAATTTGAGAATTTTTGCGATGGTAAGTATACTGGTCAGCAGATTGAAAAGTTTGAATTGACTGGTAGATTTTAATTGTTTGATTGATTGATTAATTATGAATATAATTTTATAGGGATAGGTAGGAGTAATTAACCTACTGAAAAATGGGTAGAACCTCCTCTCTACCCATCTCTATTTTTATTTTTGAGTGAGGAATAATATTATAATATTTATAAATAAGGAGGATTTAATTTAATATGCCAAGAAAAAGAACTAACGATGAATTTTTACAAGCAGTATATAATTTAGTTGGGGATGAATATACTATATTAGACGAATATATTAATGCTAGAATAAAAGTTAAGATTAGGCATAATAATGAAAGTTGTAGTAATTATGAATGGAGTATTTATCCTGATAGTTTTTTAAATAAAAATATTAGATGTACTAAGTGTTCTGGCAATAATAAAAAAGATACAAAACAATTTAAAGAAGAAGTTTATCAATTAGTTGGTGATGAATATGAAGTTATTGGTGAATATATAAATAATAAAACAAATATATTGATAAAACATAATAAATGCGATCATGAATGGCCTGTTACACCACATAGTTTTTTAAGTGGTACAAAGTGTCCTATTTGTCAAAATATTAAACGTATAGAAAATTCAAAACTTACATATGAACAAGTTAAAAAATTTATACGTAATTTAAATTATGAATTAATAAGTGATGAATATGTTAATTCTGCTTCAAAACTTATATTAAAAGATAATGAAGATTATTATTATTTTATAACATGGAATGATTTACAACAAAAAACTACACCAGATAAATTCAATAAATCTAATCCTTATACAATACAAAATATAAAACTATGGTGTAAATTAAATAATAAACCGTTTGAATTATTAAGTGATACATATGAAGGAAGTAAAAAGAAATTAAAATGGAAATGTTTAAAAGAAAATTGTGGAGAAGAATTTAGAGCAAGTATAGATCAAATAATAACAAATAATCAAGGTTGTGGAGTTTGTGTTGGTAAACAAATTGCCTTATCCAATTGTCTTGCAACTAAAAACCCTGAACTTGCAAAACAGTGGCATCCTACGTTGAACGGTGATTTGACTCCTTTTGATGTTACTGTAAGTGGTAGTAAAGATATTTGGTGGCAATGTGATAAAGGACATGAGTGGCCTGCGACAATTAATAGTAGAAATTCTGGTTGTGGTTGCCCTTATTGTGCAGGACAATTACCTTCAAAAGACTATAATTTACTAGTTAATAATCCTGAATTATGTGAAGAATGGGATTATAAGAAGAATGAAAAAAGACCTGAAGAGTTTTGTCCCAACAGTGGCAAATACGCTTGGTGGGTATGTAAAGAATGTGAGCATGAATGGGAAGCATATATTTATAGTAGAAATAGTGGATTTGGTTGTCCTGAATGCTGTAAAAGTAAAGGTGAAAAAGAAATAGATAGAATATTAATTAATAAAAATTGGATTAAAATATCACAAGAAGATTTTGATAATTTAATTGATGAAGATAAATATAATAAGAATTATTTTATTCCTCAAATGAAATTTAATGGTTTAGTAGGTTTGGGAAATGGTTTATTATCTTATGATTTTTACATACCCAAATTAAATTTATTGATTGAATATCAAGGTGAACAGCATGAAAAATATATACCAGGATTCCATGAATCAGAAGAACAATTTAAAAAACAATTAGAACACGATCAAAGAAAATGTATTTATGCATGGAATAATAATATAAATTTACTTGAAATATGGTATTGGGATTTTGATAATATTGAAGAAATATTAAATAAATACATTTTTAACTAACAATTAATACAAATCTCTATATATTTAAATAATAATAAAGAAAGTTAGGTGAAATTTATTGTCATTTGAAATTGATTATTCAAAAATTGGACAAAAACCAGATTTATATGTATGTAAACCAAATTTATCTATAATTGGCAAGTTATCAGATGCTTTTAATATTACACTAAATTTAAAATTATCATCAATAAATGAACTCTCATTTTCGTTAAATTATTATAAAGATATAAATCATGAATATATTGTGAATCCGAATTATAATTTACTCAAACATAGGTATTTAATTAAATTTGTTTTAAATGATTATGTTGAATATTTTATTATAAATTTGCCAGAAGATAACGACACTGAAGATAACACAGCAATAAAAAATATTACTTGTTTTTCTTTGGCTTATTTGTTAAATAATGAAATTATAAATGGATATAAAACAACTGATTCTATTAATGCTACTACTGTGTTGACGGATATTTTAAGCGACACTACATGGATAATTGGACATATAGATACAAAATTCGACATTATGTTTCGACAATTTGATATTTCTGGAAAGACTGCCTTAGATACTATATGTGATGATATAGCTAATACCTTTGGGGCATTAGTTGTATTTGATACAATAAATTATACTGTTAGTCTGTATGATATTGAGACATACGGATTAGATAGGGGATTATCTTTCGCATACGGTAAATATTTAAAATCAATAAATAATACAATAGATCCTGATTCATTTTGTACACAATTGTATATTTATGGTAAAGATAATATATCTATTGCCAGTTCTAACACTACAGGGATGCCATTTTTGCAGAATTTTACTTATTTTTTATATCCATTCTCTAGGGACGAAAATAAAAATGTATTAATTCATAGCGATTACATGTCGGATGATTTAGCGAATTCTATATTAGATTACAATGATCTATTATCTTCAAAAGAAGGAGAATATAATAGTTTACTAACACAAAAAATAACATTGCAAGAAACATTAAATACTGCAAATACTGATTTAACAGATTTAAAAACAGAAATGTATGTAATTTTAGATGCTATTGATATTGGGCAAGCAAATAATTTAGACACATCTACACTTATCACAGATAGAAATAATAAACAAATAGAATTAGATAATAAATATAAAGATATTAACTCGATATTAGTGGATATTACAATTACTAATCCATGTATTGTTGATGGTAATATTAATTTAACTATTGATGATAAGGTAATAGATATTCCAGTAGTTTTAGGAGATACAATAAATACTGTTGCTACAAAAATAAATAACTATATTAATAGTATATATTATAATTATGATAATAAATTCCCTCTAATTCCTATCTTTAAATGTAGTGTTATTAATGATACTGTCAGTATAATTTATTTTACAACCAAAGATCAAGCAAATTTTGATATTACATTTACTGATACAGATAGCACAGGAGTTACTTGTACTATTGGTAGTAAAGTTAATAATGGTTTAGAGAATCAAATTAGTAATATAAATATTCAGATGAATATATTAACTGATCTTTTATCTGTGAGTAATAATTTTACACCAGAACAAATATTAGAATTAAAAAGGTCATTTATAATTAAGAAAGAAGTAAGAAATGAGTATATTTCGGATGTCCAAGAATTGTTAAATTGGGGGAAATTGGAATTTGCAAAAATCTATCAGCCTGCGACAATAATCGAGATTGATATAGTGGATTTATTTGGTTGCATTGACATTGGTTGTCAATATGATAGGGATAAGTTACAATTGTCAGAAATTGTAAATATACGATACGATAAATTCAATGTCAATGTGAAAGCAAAAATTAATGAAATTACATATGATTTTGAAAATAGTAATATCTCTGTAATAATTAGTAACTTAAAAGATATAAATCAAAATAAAGACAAATATTTACAGATGCTAAATCAAAGTATAAATGCAGGGATTACAGTTGAGCAAAATAAATTTGGATGGAATAGTGCTAATGATATTAAAAGTGATGTAAATGATATATTAAATAATAAATGGGATTCATCTTTAAGAGAAATATTAGCAGGAGTAAATGAATCAGTAGAAATAAATGGTAGAGGAATAACCATAACGAATCCTGATGATGTTCAAAAGGCAATTCGTCTTATGCATGGAATAATTGCACTAACAACCAACGGATGGAATTCTTTAGATATTGCAATTGATGGGTCGGGGGTATATGCACATAAGTTAATTGGCCAAATTGTTGCATCTACAATATTAACAATAACCAATGAAGCAGGCAATTTTTCTGTAGACCAAAATGGTGTAAATATTGAAGATATGTCATTAATAATAACTAAAACAGATAGTAAGAGTAGAATAATAATGAATATTTCAAACGGCATAAAGATCCAAAAAAATACTGGAACGATTGAAGCCCCAGTGTGGGATGATTTATTCTATATAAATAACGATGGTAATTTGGTAACAAAAGGTTATGTCGAGATTAATTCTGGTACTGCTGGAGAAACCCATATTGATGAAAATGGTTTATATTTAGGTGCGAGTACATTCCTTAATGCTGAATTTAGAGTAACTCCTGGTGGATTCCTTCATGCAGAAGATGCAGAAGTTACAGGTGATATTGATTGTAATACATTAAGAATACAAGGTATAGATATTTTAAGTGAATTAAATACTAAAATTAATGGTTATTATTTATCTGACAATAGTGTAAGTGCAGATAAAATTAGTGTAAATACATTATCTGCAATTACTGCAAATTTAGGTACTGTAACTGCTGGGAGTCTTACGACTGATACAACTATTGATGTTGGGACAGATTGTTCTGTCGGGAATCAATTAATTTTAAATCCACTTGATTTTAATAGTGGTGTAACATGGGGTTCTACAGGTGATGGTATGTTTTATACTCCTAATGCAAATGCAATTTATTTAACTGCTCTTGGTGGTGTATATTCAGGAGTTAATAGATTGGATCAACCATTAGTTGCTAAACTTGGTTAATATTATCTATAATATTTAATATTAAAATAACTTTGTCCATATAATAATTGAATATTTTCTGGCAAATTTTCTATTTCTATATGTTCATTATCTGTTTTAATATACGCTTTTTGTTTTTTATTGTCCCAATTTAGAATACCAGGAAATTTAATATTATATTCTCTACCATTAAAATATGTTTTTCCATTAATATTAATTGATTTAATTCCATTATAAGTAGTTTCTTTAATATCATTAGATGTATTATTAATACTATTTTGTTGTTGAGATTTTTGATTTTCTTGAATTTGTTTAGTTTGTATGTTATTAACATCTATATCACTACTATCAATAATCACACTATTATTTGCACTATCAAAATTAACTTTCATTTTTAATGCTTCACATAATTTTCTCACAGGCAAATAAGTAGAATTATTAACATTGATAACTTCTGCATTTTCAAGTAGTTTGCCATTTAAATAAATTTTTATAGCAGAGTTATCAGCAAAAGTAACTGAAGAAAATAATAAACTACTTGTAATTAATCCTAAACTAAAATATTTAATTTTCTGAATATTCTTATTGTTAATTTTAAACATAATATTACTCTCCTTTTTAAATTTAGTTTTGTATTATTATACCATAAATTATATGGTAATGCAAATGTGTATATTGCAAAAAATAAATGGTAAATTGCTATCTATATTAACAAAATAAAAAAATAATTATATTGACAATTTACTTGACATATTCCCTTCCATATTGTATTATAGTATTAACAAACATTCACCTACCGATACATACGTAGTTGTAGTATAATATAGGTGAAGGATGGTGTGGTTTATATGAAGATTAAAATAACCAATAAAATAGAAGAAAGAATAAATGAGTATCAAGCAAAGTATGGAACAAGCAGAACTTTTATTGCTAATAAAGCAGGTGTTAGTAGACAAAATCTCAATTCACTTGAAAAATCAGATAACCCTACTATACAATCATTAGAAAAAATAGCTTACGCTTTAGATTGTAAAATAACAGATTTATATGAATGTAAAATTATCAAAGACTAAATAGAAATTTTTATTATTAATTTTGTAAAGTTATTATTGACAAAATGAAACTCTTCTATTACAATATGATTGTAAGGTTGATTTTGATTTACGCACCTTATAATTAAATTAAATGGAGGAGTTTTTATTATGAAGAATAACTATAATCTACTAAACCAATTCGTAGACAGAAAATGTGAAATAAGTTTCCACTCTTTACTAAATAATACACTATCAGCAACTTACGTTTATAACTCATTCTCCTACCAATTAACAGATGAATATATCCAATTTCATGATCAATCAGAGGATGATTGTGTAGTAACTTCTATTGAGTTAAGTAAAATTAATTCAATATCTAATTTGAATAATGATTTTTATTTTGATGTGGTTTCTATTAAAACTAATGACTACATAGTTGGTGTCTGTACATTAGAAAGAAAATTTATATATCCTAGATGTTATAAATGTGGCAAAGAAATATTAGTGCCAGAAGAAACAATATGGAGAGTCCACAGTGGCAGTATTAATTACGGAAGTCATTATGATGATGGAGAAAATAGTGGTGAAATTGTTAATTCTTTAGATTTTTGTGACAGTTGTATTTTTAGCTTCGTTGGAGAAGTTGGTGAGCAAGATGAATGATTTAGTATTATATAAGAGTGAAAATTTTCAGGGTACTGTATGTGATTTATATAGAAATATTAATAATGATATTTTTATGACAAGAGAACAAATGGGGATTGCTTTGGAATACTCAGATCCGATGACTGCAATTGGGAAAATTCATGATAGGCATAAAGAGCGACTTGATAAATATTCATTTACCACTTTGGTAAACGGAAGAAACACATATTTATACGAAGCAAGAGGTATTTATGAAATATGTCGTTGGAGTAGACAGTCAAATGCAAATGCTTTTATGGATTGGGTTTGGAATCTTTTAGAAGGTTTAAGGAAAGGAGAATTAATACTGCTCCAACAAAAACTAGAGGAACAACAACCTAAAATAGAATTCTATAACCAAGTAATTAACACAAGGAGCAACTTCACAATGCTCCAAGTTGCTAAAGTATTAAAACTCAAAGGCAGGAATAAAATGTTCGCCTTTCTCAGAAGTGAAGATATATTAATGTCGAAAAAGGAAAGACATAATATACCTAGACAACAATTTATCGACGCTGGATACTTTTTAGTGATTATAAAATCTATGTATATAAAAGGTGAAATTGTGGATATTCCGGTTACACTTGTGACACCAAAGGGTATTCAGTATATTCTAAAGCGTTGGAATAAAAAGAATGTTAATCTACTTGAGAATAAAGTTAATTAATTTAATTAAAATGTGTTAACAATTAAGACCTCATTAAGAGGTCTTTTTATTTTAATCAAATATAATAAAATAAAATAAAAAGGAGTGTTTTTATTATGAATAAAGAAAAAACTGTCCAAACAAATGAACAAAAAGAAACTGCTCTTAAAGAACAGTTGGAAAGTATGTTTATAGAAATTTTAAAAATAAAAGAATTACAAAAATTTATTCTTGTTGGGATGGGAGTCGATTTAGAATCATTGAAAGAATTTTAATTTGAGCATATTGACCTTGATTGCATCTTCTCATAGGATGCACTCCTCTAAAACAATCTTTTGTAATTATATCTAGTTTTTCACAAATTGGAATATGTTCACAATCACTATCAGTTTCAATTGATGGTATTTGTGGCATTCTAAATCCACCTATACTCATTATACCACCTCCTTTCTCTATGTTAATTCTATAGTCAGGAGTCATTTCCTTTGACAAAGAATGTTGGTATATGTGTTTTAATGTCGATAAATATAATTATTATAAATTTATTATGATTTATTATTAAATTACAAATTAAACTACAAATAAAATTTAAATTTAAAGGAGGAATTCCCTAATGGCAGACAATACTATGGAAATAATTAATGATAATGGTGTAATGAAAGTAAGGCAAACAGTTGTTCAAGAACAAACAATAACACCTGAATTTATCTATAAACAATTAATTGACTTGGGAGCAAGAAAAAATAATCTTCAATTAGAAATTAATAGGATTGATACTGATATTATTAAATATAAAGATATGTTAATACAATTAGAAAATGTTAAATAAGTAATTATAATACTATAATTAACTATAAATAACATAATATTTATATAATAGATTTAATATATAACAAATATTAAATCTATTATATTTTATTTGTATTTTTAAAGTAGGTGAATAATATAAATGTCATGGTTATCAACAAGTAATATAACATCAACATCAATTACAGTTTATGCAGATGGTTTACAATATCCATTATCTGAGTATGATGATTTTGCTTGGTATGTAGGAACTGATCCAGAAGACCCTTATGCTTGGCGTGGTCAAACAGGTGTAGGTGGTAATGTGTTTACATATGATGGATTATCACCTGATACATGGTATAGTTTTTGTTGTAAAGCATACTATCAAGGTGCGTGGTATGTTATTGGTGGAGATGGATATTATATTTCAGAAATAACAGATACTCCTGCGCCAGAAACACCTTCAGGAACACCTTGGGTAACTAATCAAGGAGAAGGTACATTTAGAATTAATTGGAATCCTTCTGATTATGCTGATTTTTATACTTTAGCATATATAGGCAATAGTGGATGGCAATATGCAACTCCAATTTATAATACATATTATACTTTAAATAATACATTATATGGATATAGATATTATTTTGATGTAAGAGCAGAAAATTCTCAAGGTGTTTCCTCATATGGAGATGAAGGTGATTATGTAACCACTCCTAAATCTCCAGGTAATATTACTATGTCTGCTGTTTCAACATATACTATTGATATTAGACTAGCAGATGGAATGATAGGAAATTGGACACAAATAGAAGTATATTTATATTTAAATGGTGTATTATCACAAATACAAAGAATATATTATGATGGTTATAATTCTGGTGATAGAATAGTAACATTTACAAATTTATCTCCAGATACAGAATATAAATTTAATGCTTTATCAAGTTATCATGTATTTCCTGAAGATAGTTGGTTAAATAGTTATTATTGGTCAAATGATTTATATGTAACAACTGATGCAAGGCCAAGTAATTTTTCTTGGGATACGCCAAAAATACAAGGTGATCCAGCAACAAATTTAATTTATTATGAATGGAATAATTTAAATAGTAAAATAAATCTATTTAGACAGTACAAAAATTTATCTACTATTAATTTTACAATTGCTTATAGTGGTAATATATTTTATGCAAGTATGTTCAATGAATCAAGAAATGCCATTCTCCCAATGAATGGAACAAATTTGCCAACAACAAAATTAGGAATTAGTGATGTTATAGATGATGAAGACGCAGATGATTTAAGAGCAAGTGATTTAAATGATTTAGTAAGTTGTTTAAATAATATAATTTAATGGAGGAGTGTGATTGTATGTCTGTTTTTGATTTTCAAACTTCGATTATTTCAAGAAGAAGAAAAGGAGATTCTACAGACCCTTTTTTACAAATAAATGAGAATCAGCAAATTGTAAATTCTAAAGTAATTCTTTCTGAAATTCCTGAATACGCTAATAAAGTACAAATTGTAGGAAATGATATAACTTGGATTGAAACTACTTCTAATAATCCTAGTGAAAATCAATTTTATGTTGATTATAATCAAGGTATAGTTTATCATAATTCTTTAAATAATGGATTAACTCAATTATATTCTTATATGGGAACAGGTAGTATGTATTTAAATTCATCAAGAGTATTCACTCAAATTGATTCTAATGGAGATATAACAGAAACTCTTCAAGATGTTGTAGACAATACTAAAATAATATATAAACCACCTGTAACAAATTTTTCTGATCTTGATACTATATATTCAACTCCTGAAATTGGTTGGAGAGTACAAGTAAAATCTACTAATAAAATATACAGATATAATGGTGATATATGGGATTACATAGAAGATGCTTCAAATATAACTAGTATTGAAGTAAGAAGTAATAACCCTACAGATGATTTATTTAATGGTAGAATGTGGTTAATTAATTAAAAAAGAAGGTGAATATTTTGCCAAACGTATTTATAGGTGGGTGTATGCCAGGAAGAAATATAGACACACAATCTAATTATACACAATTAGGAGAATTGAATATATATAACAATAATGAAATATTACAAATACCTATTACAAATGAAGCAGTAGGAAGTCCATTAAGAATTATACATAAAGAGAATATTAGATGTATTAAATTAGTTAATGAGAATGATTCTGATGCTTCTAAATTTAAAATACAATATAATTATAATATTCATACTTGTGCAAAAACATTAATAATTACATAAATGAAAGGAGTAGATGATAATTAAATGCCTTTTACATTTCCACAAGATTTTAATTTAATAACAGGAACAGTTGAAGTAGTTAATAATGGTAATGACTTTGTAATACCGTGTAAAATGTATCAAGAAGATGGCATTACAGGAGTTAATGAATTAAATAGATTGCCAGTTGATACAACTTTAAGTAGTGAAAATAAAACATTTTTACAAAGAACAACAATTGCTTGGAATGGAATTAAATTAACTGATAGTATAGAAATTCCTGTATCAAATAAAGCAATATTGATTGCTATAAATAATAATCAAAATCAAGCATTAACTGTTACATTTGAAAATGAAGTTGCATCAGGAGATTGGTTTAAATGGTATGATGGCACAGGTACAGAAATATCATTTATATGTCCTGATAATAGTAAAATTGTTTATGGTGCTTTTCAATGTTTTCCTAAATTTAATAAGGGGAAAATTGTATTTACTGCTAATGTTGCACCAGTTAATAGTAGTACAACTTGGATTCAAATACAAGAAATATAATTTAGTATATTGCAAAGTAGGTGATTTTAAATCGCAAATCTATTATATAATCCTGATTTAACCATTAGTACGTTTGGGAATATTCAAGTAATGGACAGTGAAGGTAATTTTCCATATGATCCTTCTGATCATTGCTATGCTAATAATGGAATATGTGATACTTTAGGAGGAAATGGTATTTCTCCTGATTACTGGTTTTACCTTGGGGGTTGCGATTATGGCAGATTTGATTCGAGTGGGGCAGATTGGAGTACCCTATCTCCTCCCTCTGGTGGTAAATCTATTATGCTTGATATTACTAACCTATTAGTACAACAATCTGGTGGTATAACACAGGTAATAGCAATTAATCAAACAGAAGTTAAACCAATTAGAGTATCTGCTTATGTATCTGCTGAAAATTGCACAGGTAATCCAATCATAAATGTTGGGTTTATTGGTTATCCTCCTGGTTGGCCTGCTGTTGGTGGAGGTAATTTAACTTTTGATGAGGGGACTTATGATTTTACTTTTAAGAAAAAAACTTTTATTCCTTCAAGACCAGTAAAATATTTATTTTTTCATATATTACATAGAGGATTTTCAGTAGGTAAAGCATGGTATGGTGGATTTACTTTAGAAGAATTAGATATTCCACAAGTAAGTTTACCTATAGAAAATGTTATTATGAATTCTAATTTTTTTTATTCAAGTGATGATATTATTCCTACAGGATGGGATTGTGTAAATTCAACAATTATAGAAGAAATTAATCCTATTGGCACAAATTCTATGTTTATGCAAAATAATAGTTCTATAAGTCAAAATAATATTTGCATTGACAAAGGATTACTAAAACAAAAAATAACTATATATTCTATGAGTTTAGGAGTAACTAATTTTCAAGTAAATATTAAACTATTAGATAGATATAGAAATATAATTAATGAAAAAATTATCAATATAGAGACAAGTAATCAATGGCAAACAGATATTATTTATATTATGAATACATTATATTCTGAAAAAGTAGATATTGAAATCACTAATATTAGTGGAGATAATGGATATATAGGTGGTGTTTTATTAGTTTCTGAACCATTATTATCTTCTAATACAATTAATATTAATTCAAATAAAAACATATTAGAAATACCTAGTAATAATATTGATAGCACAAATGTAATTAATCTTGACAATATTATAAATATTAATCATGTAGAATTAGATATTAAAGATAATAATAGTGTATCGTTTATAACAGATGGATTAATAGGAGAATTTATTGCTTCTAATACATTTAAATCATTTACATTATTACAAAATTCAGAAATGACAAAAATAAATGATACTGAGTATACTATATCTCCTTGGAATAATAATATTTCAGAAATAGAAGTAAATAATATAAATACTGATCAGTATTTAAGAATACCTCATATTGTTCATCCTGATAGATGGTTAGTGACTACAGGAGGAAATATTCCTGCAAATAATACTAGATATTATTGTGTTACTGCATGTACTTCTTTTGGTGAGACTGACAGATCAAATGAAGTAAGAGCAATAACAGATGCTATTTCAAATACTAATTGTGTTCCTATAGAAATTTGTCCAGTTGATGGTGCGACAAGTTATAAAATATATATGACACAAAATGAAGACACTATTCAACCTTGGGAGTATAGCGTTGCAGGAGTTAAAAAATTAATATGGAATGATGGACAGAATCATTTAGTTGCTGAAATATCTGCTGAGCAATTAAGAAATAATGGATATATCTATTATGATACAGGTACAAATTTATTATCTGGTTATCCTTCTATAACAAATACGGCAAAATTATGGAATATAGATAATGTTAATCATAAAATAATATTTGACAATGGTAGTATTCCTGTGGAAAATGTGAATGCTATTTATTCTGTTGATGAAGATATTAATTCTATATTATATTTATCTCATGCAAATAAATATTATATTACTACAGATTCAGGTATTTATGAATCAGATATATTTGTCCCTAATAAATTAAATTTAATAGAATCAGAAATAAATATTGTAGCATTATCTTATTTTAATGATGAATTATGGTATATGAATAATATTGGTGATGTATATAATTTATCTAATACAATAACATATTCTGGCAATATTGGATTTACAGATTTTTGTTTTATTAATGATAATCATATTGCAAGAATATCAAATTCTGGAATAGTGAAAATATTTAATTTAATAGGGAATATTACAAATAACTTTAATATTAAAGGATCATTTGATTGTAAAGGATTGTCATTATATTATGATAAATTAATAACTTATGATAATAATCAAAATAAATTTATTGTATTTGATTTAAGTGGAAATATTATACAATATATAGATATACCAATAATAGGTATAACATCTTGGAATATAATAGGTATAAATTTAGTAGTTGCAACAGATTTTACAATTGCAGTTTATAGAATATATGCTAATAATTATTATGCTAAATTAGATAAAGAATATTATTTGGGAAATAATCCACAAAAACCAACAATAAATAGAATACAATTACCAGGAGAAATTATAGAACCAGAATATCCAGAATTATTAGCAAATGGAACTTTTGAAGATGGTACAACTTTCCCTTCAGGATTTAATATTTATGGTGATTCTATTGTAGATAGTGGATTTTCTAATGAAGTAGCAATTGATGGTACAAGATCAATGTATTTTAATTTTCCTAAAGCATCATGGAAAAGTATAAATAAATCTAATGTTCCTATAATTGGTGGCAGACAATATAATTTCTCAATATATACTAAATCTACTGCTAATTCTAACGGATTATTAGGGATACAATTTAATACTAGTGATGGATCAGGAGATGAAGAATTTTATACAATTCCATATACAATAACATATAATTTAAATCAAATTATTTTACAAGCACCTATTGATGCAATTGAAGTAGATTTTAGATATTTAGTATATGGTAGTGATTCACAAGGAATTACATATTTTATGAATGCTTTAAGTTTAAAAGAGGAAGATTCTCCCATTCAAACATTTGAGCATTTATATAATGGTAATTATTCTATTTATCCTGTCAATTCTACAATTCCTTCTGGATGGGAAGTATATGGGTCAAGTGTTGGAGTGAACGCTACTGTAACAAATATTGAAAATCCTATAATACAATCATCTGGTAAAGCATTTAAAATTACTCCTCCAATATATGATGACATAACAGATAATTGGGTTATTGTTCAATCTCAAAAGTTCGATGTGAATGTTGGAGACAATTTGGAAGTAGGATTTTATTTTAAAAGAGAGAATATTATTTCCTCTAATTTACAAATATCATTGCATTATTATGATGCGAATGATAATCAAGATTTAACCGTATATAAATATATCACAGTATCCAATATAGGTAATCAATATAAAGTATTATTTGAACCTAATACTACAGGATATATTAAAGCAAAATTAAGATTTTGGGTATTTCAAGGTGAATATAACTGGATTGAAAATTGTAGTATAATACCTATAGTTACAATTAATAATATTTCAAATAATGATTTTTCTTTACAATTATCTGGATGGTCTAATTATGGCACAAATATGTCAGATGAAGATGTTACAGGATTAGGTATAAGTATAGATTCAAATATATATCATTCTACTCCTTTATCTTGCAAATTTAATATTGATAGAATTGATTGTAGATATACACAAATAGAACAAACAGTTACTTTAAATCAAATTACACCTAAAAAGGTTATATTTAATGCTTGGGCAAAAGGTGAAAATTGTATAAATGGTGCAAATTTATGGTTTGAGACTTGGATTAAATATACAGATGATACAAGTGAATGGAATCCATTGGGTACTGCTCAGATATGGCCTTCAGATACATTTGATTGGACACAATTAAATTTTGAATTTATTCCAACAAAAACAATTAAAGAAATAGATATAATAATAGATATTGGTAGAGGTGGAACAGGAATTATTTGGGTAGATGATATAATTGTGATAGAAGAACAAGATATTCCTATTGTAGATGATGTAGAATTAACAATACCTTATACAGAATTAAATACTGAAACAATTAAACAAATTAAATTATATTCACAATTAAAATATAATGGGAATAATGTTGAACAGAAAAATCTTACAGTTAATTACTCTATATCTCCAAATATTGGCAGTATTATATCATTACCAACTAATTCAATTGGATTATCCAATGCTATTTATACATTACCATCTATATCTAGTGAAATAACAATTAATGCATCATATGAAGGTATCACTGATTCTAAAACTCTTACTATTTATCCACTTGTTTTAGATAATTTGCAAGAACCAATAATAGAAAATAATTTGCCTACAAATATTAATAATTTATATGCTGAAGTTATTGTACCTAAAATACAAAAAATATTACCTGATGTAACAAAAAGAATAGGCAGATGGGAAGTTTTTCGTCCTACAGTATATAACCAAAAGCAAATGCTTGACTATGATATGCACTATAGTCCTATATCTGATTGGTCAAATGTAAAAGCTGACGTAATATATAAATTATACCCTGAATTATTTTTATTTCATTATTTTGATGATTTATCAGATTATCCAAATCAAATAGGATGGCAAGAGATTATGGCACAACGTAAGGAATGGTTTTGCGTAGATGCAACTGGATTTTCTAGTCCTTTTGGTGATGGTAGATACTATTATGATTGGAAAAACCTTGAAACAGTACAATGGTATGTCGATAGATTAATCAGAGAAAGAGAAATATGGTCAGATGGAATATATATTGATGATTTTTGGGGAGAAAGTTATGGTACTCTTGTAGATTTTAACTGGTCAGCAGAAGCAAGTCAATTACTAAATTTTAGAAGTGTTTATGAGAGATTATCTTCTAGTGCTAATAGAATGCAATTATTAGCAAATGAATTGCACAGACAAGGTAAATATCTTACGACTAATTTCGGATGTGCTAGAGATTTTAATTTAGATGGAACACTTGTAGAAGATACAAAATTACTTGCAATGCCATTTGATGGATATTTATTAGAAACTTGGTTATATACTTGGACAACAAATCCAGATGTCATTACAACAGAAGGATTTGATTTAGAATTCATAAAAAATGAAATAGATTTTATAAAATGGTGTGGAGAAAATGATAAATGGGTAGTTGCTCTTGCTAGAAGTTCAAGTGAATTATATCCTGCTAGAATGTTTAGTTTGGCAGGATTTTTAATGGGTAAACATAAAAATGCTTATTATTGTCATTCAGATTGGGGATCAGATACATACGGAAGCAACTGGCATGAACAAATGCAACCTGAATGTTTTATTACTACTGGAAATCCATTAGAAGATTATCAATTGAATAATGGTTTATTTAGTAGAAAGTTTGATAATTGTGTAGCATTATTAAATATGAACGAAGTTACACAATCTTATATTTTACCTTCTGGTACTTGGTATACAATGAGAGGTAATAATTATTCTGGTACAATAAGTGTTGCTAGAAGACAAGGTTTAGTATTGGTTAAAATTAGACCTTAAAATGAGGTGGTAATTGATTATATGGATTTAATTTTATCAGAAATATCTAATCAGAAATTTTATAAAATGAACGTGAATTCTAATGAAGAGTATTACTTGTATGGGAAAGTTATTACAAGTAATACTCTTTCTAGTTATATAGTTAGAGAATTTAATATTTATAATATAATGATTAGTAATAATATTTATGAAATATCAGAACTAGAAGGACTAAATGAATTTAGCAATATTATAAATACAACAGATAAAACTAAATTTATTACTGTAGAAATAATAAATGCGGAAATATTACAATTAAATATATTTGGAAATAAAAGTAATCAGAATAATTTTAATGTATCTGTAGGTAGTAAAATACCTAAAATATATCCATATTTATAATATTAATATAAAAGGAGTGAATATATTTGGCAGTTTTAATTACAGACCAAGATGGTAATTTTGTACCACAAATTTTAGATGCTAATAGTTTACAGTATACAGAAATTAAAGGCGAAAGCAATTCTCAATATGTAATGATACATTCTGCTAAACCTAAGAATTTAATTCTACAAGATTCTGCTTCAGCAATAGGCAATGGTGTAGATTTTACAGTTGATGGGTATGGGACAGTAAAATTACAAGTAACAGGAACATTTGTAGGAGAAATAACTGTAAAAGGAAGTGTAGATGGTGCTAATTTTGTACCAATAAAAGTAACTAAAGATGATAATAATATTTTATCATTAATTACTTCTCCTGGTATTTATAAGGTTAATTGTAATTGTTTGTTAAAAATTAGAGCAGAAATTACTTCTTATACAAGTGGTAATATTACTGTATTAGGTAAAGCAATGGCACTAAATAGCGATAATAATGTTGTTGAAATAAATAATATCCCTAGTGTTAAAATTGATCAAACTACTCCTGGGGTTACAAATGGAATAGTAAATAAAAATTCTTCAGGAACAGAAATATTTACTAGTCTAAATCCTGGTAGTATAAATTCATCTGATGGTGGTATTGTTGGTATTGGATTAAAAGCAGATAGTCCAATTATAGATCCTACATTATCTGGTAGTTTAATTGCTTTTTCAAAAGGTATTATAAAACAATTACAAGGGGATGGTACTGGTGCATTACCTATTGAGATAACTAACCCTATTCCAAGTGGTACTGCTAATATTGGTAAAATAGTGCCTATTAATGCAGATGGAACAGAAAAGTTTACTGATGTTAATCCTGGTAGTATGAAAATAATTAGTAGTGGTACATTAACAGGCGCAACTATTAATGTTACTACTGCTGGAACCAGAGTACAATTACCTGGTATTTCTTGTAAAAAAGTAACAATAACTGCTAAAAGAGCAAATACAGGATATATTTACATTGGTGGAAGTGATGTATCTTCTACTGTCTATGGAGTAGAAATTGAAAAATTAGAATATAGAACAATTGAAGTGTCTAACGCAAATTTAATATACATAGATTCTTCTGTAAGTGGTGAAGGAATAAGTTATATGGTGGTATAAATTGATTATGGAATTAGAATTGTGTTATTAGAAATATGTTTAAAAATATAAATAGAATCTCAATATAAACCTCTCTGGTGCTCGTAGGCTCTCGCGGAGATTTAATTGAGATTCTAAGATTAATTTTATTTTAGATTGTTAGATTGTTGCAATGTTGAATTATGATTAGTTTAATATGTATTTTGAAACTACAATGGAATCACTCTCATTCCATTGTAGTTATTAACAGCAATAATAAAATGCACTTATTATTGTGTGATTATAATTATATAACATAATAAGAGAGGTGTCAATTGTTTTATGATAAATAGTGAAAATAATTATAAGAATGATAAGATTGATAGGAATTTTTGTGGAAGTCTTTATAATGGAATTGATGAAATTTCGGAAGGAGATGGTTGTAAAGTGAATACTATTGAAATTAAAGAGCGTTTTAATGAAGTAGATGAGCGAATAAAGTCTCATGATGAACGATTGAGAAGTATAGAAATCGAATTTGCCAAGAATAATGAAACATTAAATAATGTTAAACAAGGTCAGGAATCCCTAAAAAAAAGTATGGATAAGATCGAGGGGCAAATGTTAACCAATCATAATGCCATGCTATCAGGATTGAATAACTTACTTATGAACAAACAAGACAATTCTACTAAAGTTGAGGTGGCAAAAATTGATGGGAAAAGTAAGGTATATATACAAATAATTTTATTTTTCGGAGGTTTGGCAACTATTGGTGGGAGTATTTACATGGCAGTGAAGTAATTGAAATTTGTTAAATTAAAAGGAGGAATTTAAAATATGATAATTTTGGTAGATATAGGTCATGGAATAACTCCACAGTATAAATTAAATGATCCAGGTGCTTGTGGGAATAATTTGATAGAAGCAAATTTAAATGAAATTATTTCTAATGAAGTAATAGATCGTCTACAAAATAAATACATTTGTGAAATTATAGTATTACCTAGAGGTCAATTATCTGATAGAACAAAATATGCTAATAAAATTAATGCTGATTATCTTATTAGTTTCCATTGTAATTCAGCAACAAATATTAATGCAAGTGGTTGGGAATCACATATTTATACTAATCCTTCTAGCAAATCTATAGAATATCAAAAGGTAATACATAATGAAGTAATGAGTTATTTGAAAAATTATAATGTAATTGATCGTGGTATGAAGAAAAGTAATTTTCATATTTTACGTGAAAGTAATATGCCAGCAATTTTATTAGAGAATTTATTTGTATCTTCATCTAATAATGCTAAATTACTTAAAGATAATAAGTTTTTAGATGGATTAGCAGATTCGATTGTAAATGGATTAGTTAAATGTTTTAATTTACAATTAAAAGTAACAGAAAATTTAAATACAAATAATAACAAGGAGGAATTAATTGATATGGCAATAGAAAAATGGATGAAAGACGCAGGAATTAATTCATTGGATAGTTTAATTAAAAATGGGATTATTAATGATGGTAATTTATGGAGTAATAAAATGGATGAAAAAACTGATAATTGGTTGTTATTTACTATGATGGCAAGATTGTTAGAGAAAATAAATAATAAATAAGATAAAATTAATATAATTAAATATTAAAGGAGTGTGTTCTATTATGGAACAATTTATTTCAATTCAGAATCTATCTACTATTACAACTTTAATTCTAGTAGTTGTATTACTAGTACAATATTTTAAAGACATTGTAGATAACATCTATAAAAAAGCGTTTGGTAAAACATTATCTACGAAATACCTAGTTTTCATGATTTCTGAGTTTTTACTATTTTTATCTAAACATTTTTTAGGAGAAAATATATTCAATGGTGAAGCAATTTTTATAAATTTTATTAATGGAATAATTTTAGCGAGTGTAAGTGTAAAATCGGTCGAAACATTAATGAATAAAAATAATAGTGATAGTAGTAATATTAAATCTAATGCTGATATTAGTGGAGAAGTAAAATAACCTCCTCTACCTTTTACACACTGTCTTCTCTCGCTCCTTCCCCACTTTCATTTTTACAAGAGTTAGCCAGAAAGCCTCCATGCTTTAGCATGTGAGGATGAATGGCGTTCTATATAAATTATAAATAAAATTCTTGCATATTAATTTAATATATGGTATAATTAATAAAATTATAAAATAAATATCAAGGAGGTGAATATTTATGAGTAAAGATAATTCAAAATCAAATTATGTTCTAACTCTTCCTTTAAATACAGAAATATATCAAGAAGATATTTTAAATAAACGATTTAATATATGTAGACAAATATATAATGTTTGTTTAGGTGAAATTATAAAAAGATATAATCATATGAGGGAATCTAAGGAATATACAAGAATTAGTAAATTGCCTAAAGGTAAAAATAGAAACAAACAATTTAATGATTTGAATAAACTTTATAATATTAATGAATATTCACTTCATGAATTTGTTAAACCAATGTATAAACATTTTAAGGATAATATTGATAGTCTAACTTGCCAAAAATTAGCATCAAGAGCATATTCTACTTTTGAAAAATTAATGTTTCATACTGCTAAAAAAGTTAATTTTATTAAATATGATGAATTAAAAAGTATTGAAGGTAAATGGAATAAAAGTGGAATTAGATATGATATTAAAACTAATTTATTAATTTGGAATGGATTAAAAATTCCAGTAATAATTAAAGATAATGATGTCTATGCTCATATGGCAATTCAAGATAATATCAAATATTGTAGAATTAAAAGAGATATGATTAAAGGTAAATATCATTATTATGTTCAATTAATTTTAGAAGGTATTCCTCCTATTAAGATTCATAAAGAAACTGGAGAAATTAAAGGACAAATAGGAACTGGTTCTGTTGGAATTGATATTGGTACACAAACGATTGCTTATAGTAGTCAATATGATATTAAATTGTTAGAATTAGCACCTGAAATTAATAAAATAGACAGAGAAATTAAATTACTTCAAAGAAAAATGGACAGAAGCAAACGTGTTACTAATCCTAATAAATATAATGAGAATGGTACTATAATTAAAGGCAATAAGGATAAATGGATTTATAGCAATCATTATATTAAAATTAAGAATATTAGAAAAGAATTATTTAGAAAACAATCAGTATTAAGGAAGCAATCACATAATATTTTAGCAAATAAGATATTAAATTTAGGTGATAAATTTTATGTTGAGGATATGAATTATAAGGGATTGCAGAAAAGAAGTAAAAATACTACTATTAATGATAAAACAGGTAAATTTAATAAAAAGAAACGATTTGGCAAAAGTTTAGCAAATAAAGCACCTTCAATGTTTTTAAAAATTTTAGATAATAAACTTAAATGGAATGGAACACAATTATATAAAATTAATACTTATAGCATTAAAGCAAGTCAGTATAATCATATAACTAACGAATATAATAAAAAGGATTTATCAGAACGGTGGAATGATTTTGGGGAATTTAAAATTCAACGTGATCTTTATAGTGCATTTCTTATTATGAATGTGAACAATGATTTAAAAACAATTAATAGAGAATTATGTTTTAGTGAATTTGATAAGTTTAAATTATTACATGATATTGAAATAGAAAGATTGAAAAGCATAGATTTAAGTAATGGATTAAAGAATGTAATTTAATCTAATTTAAACTATTGTAAACAAGTCGAGAATCGGGCTTGATACTATCGTTAATTTAGTCAATAGACTAATTGATAGTAAAATTCTTATTAAATTAAATTAGTTCATATATGTTGTAAAATGTAAATATGTATAATATTTATAAATGAGAGTATATGAGAAGTTTAAATAAATAAGAACCTGCCGAGATTTATCTCGTGCAGAGGTTCAGGATAGGGGATAAGGTAAAAATACTTGACACTATTACTTTTAAATTAAAATAAAAAACAAAACAACACTAGATAAGATGAATATCCAATTCTAGTGTTGTTTTGCAGAAAGTTAATTGCGAAGAATTAATATTATGTTAGATATTATTATAGTACAAGTTAAGTAGGAAGTCAAATTTGGATAATAAAAAAGTAAAAAACATTAGGATTTTAAATACATATTTTCCCCTAATGTTTTTATGGATTTGAAATTAACTTGCAGCTTGATTTTTATATTATATTATATGTAGATTAATAAATCAAGGAATATATTAAGGAATATTTTTGTAAACATGATATAAATTTTCAAGAAGTAGATTAATAAATAATAATAATAATAATAAAAGGAGAACCAGTATTTTAAAATATAAAAATAAATTGTATGGAATAATAAGCAAACTGTTTAATATAATTATAAATAAAAATGAAGCAATTATTTTTAATATTTTTATACCTAAATTATCAAAATTCATAGATTAAATTATTAATATAATAAATATAAAATAAATAAAAAGGAGGTTTACAGCAACATGAGTAATTTTGAATTTAAAAATGACAATGTTAAAATAACTTCTCTCCCAGGAAGTCCGTCACAAGATGGGACTGATGCTACTGGAGTAAATCAACCAACTGGAGGAGTTGGAATCAGAGGTTGGTTAAGTGGTATTTATAATTTATTGTTTAGTGGAAGTGCTAAAGTCCAACTAACTGGTAGCAAAATTGCAGAGCAGAAAAAAAATACTGATGCTATTTCAAATATAATTACTTTTTCTGAATCAATATATGCAATTGAAATATATCACGAAGAAGAGATTTGGCAAGATTTTATTATAAATGGAATTACATTAACATTTCCTGCTGGCTTTATACGTTCACCTATAGGTGGCACCCCAAATACAGAAGTAACCATTCCGTCAGGAATCTCCTGTATTGTGAGGAGGTTGATATAATGTTTGGATTTGCCCCTTTTTACCGTAAAAACACAATTAATTTTGCTGATAGACCAAGACTAGCATTAGGCGATATATTTCAAAATGCAATGTCATATTTTCTCGAACCTAAAAAATCATTGGATATCGAAAGACCTGCTAGAACATACGTATTACAATTTACAGCTACAACTGCGACTAACAAATTAGTAATACCTATGTATAGTAGTTTTTCTGCGGTAGCAAATACGGATAACGATACTTTTAAAACGGATAAAGCTTATGTATCCGAAATTATATCAGTTTATGATTTAACTGCTGACCCTACAAAAACAACCAATCTATATTCGGCATTAAACATTCAAAAAAAAGAAATAACTTTAACCACTGTAAGTGATGGAACAGAAAAAACATGGGAAGTCGTATGTATAGGTGTACCATATCAGGGATTAATGGAACAATTAAGTGCATATACCCCATCTAATTCCCTTGTAAAAATTGTTTATGATCCAGGCAAAATAATGGTACTTGCTGATAGCTACCTGAATTCAATTTCCGTCGATACGTCGTTACCTATAATTGCAAAGTTACCACTTGATTATACGGCTGATTGTGATACCGCATTTGTAGGCTCAGTAATTGTTACCACTGGCGGTCAATCATGTAGGTTTGCATGGCTTCCCTGGGTGAGTACATTTGACTCACCAAATCCATCTTCGCAAGTTTTATCTTTTAGTACCACAGTGGCAAACCGTAGAGGGTTAAAAATATTAAACAATACATTTAGACTTAACTCAAATCCTTTGACTTCCAATCCTACTTCATATGTAGCTGCATATTTCGCAATAGCAAAAGTAATACGAAAATTAGATAACCCTATTCATGATGCATTATTTTTGCCTAATGAATTAGTATTATTTGTTGCAACTACAGTGAATACGACATCCATACCACAAGTTCTAGGTGGTGCAACAGCCGGGTATTCCTGCGATTTATTTAGACTTCCTGGTAGACCAATCTTTGGTGGTGAGGTGATAATTGCATGATTATATTGGGTAATAGCAAGTTAACTTCACCGGGACAACTACCAACTATGTTTGAACATCCGAATCAAGGCGACGGGTATCGTATTCGTGCATATATGCAAGGTGTAAACGGTTTTTCGGCTTTTGGTCTAACTGAACCAAATATGGATGATATAACCTTCGATAAGGCCAAAGTAATTGGTGCATATGTTTTTCAAAAGTTTTATGAAAAAGGGGCAGATGATATACCTGCCTCCCCAAATACTGCAATGAATAACCTAAAAATAAGGGATGATAATGCTGCTTTAAACGGTGGTAAAGGCCCAGGTTTTATATGTAGCACAATATCTTCTGTTTTTAACGGGATTCTGGCAGCATATGGTGTACAAACTATGTCAATCACGGGTAAAACGATGGATTCATCCCAAGCTGATACGAGTTCATGCGTGTTTTGTCCAGAGTTTAATAAGTGGATATGGTATTCTTCAATGTGTAATTCATATGTACTACTACCTGATGGTGTAACTCCTGCTTCTCCCGTCGAATTAGAAGCATATTATAGAAAAGGTTTGAAGGATGCCTTAACTTATAAAAGCGGTACAACAGATATCGAAACCGATACAGGTTACGACCAATACGGTGAAGCATTTTTCAATTGGTGGAAAAGTAATGATGTGCAAGTTTTAAATGGTGGACTTTTTTATTCTTGCATTTATGCATTATATCCACGTAAAAGACCATTATCGCAAAACTCAGCACTTTGGTATAATACACTACCATATCCTTTATATCTTAGCGGTAAATCCAATGCGGTAAACACTAATTCATTATCGGCTTCAATTAATGAAATATTCCCAAATGTTAACTGCTTGGAAATTATTAGCGAAAATAAGAATGGGTTAATTACACTTAAATTCAGACATAATATGATAGTTTTTAAAACTCTTCAAAAATCAACTGATGGTACAACATGGACAGATATGCGAGGTATGTCTGATGTTATTGATTCGGTAGGTATTGGTAGTAAATTTTATCGTGCAATTAGTTTTCAGGATGTGCCATCTAATGTTATTGAGGTGAGGTATTAGCAAACTAACGAAGGTGCGTTAGCTTGGTAAATGGAAATGAAAATGAAATTGTTGTTTCATGTCAATTTTTTAAATTTAATATTCAAAAAAGTATAACCCTTGCTTATTATAGCAAGGGTTATACTTCAGGATTTTTTCTGTCTTATCCTTCTCGCTAACATTTGTTTCCCACAATTTATATATATTCAAATAGGAACAAACTTATAACTAAAATTTTAAAATATTTTTTATTGATATTTTTACAGGTCGATAGTAAATATATTTTAATTTTAGATAATTTTTACTAAAATTTCATACTCAATAAACTATTGATTTATAAGAGTTTGTAGATTGGATATATTTGGAATTTTAATAATATAGCGATATTTTACGGTTATTTCGAGAGTTTATTTTGATTAGGATAAAATGTAGGTTATAGGGAATTGAGTGGTTAATTTGGGTGAAATATGGAGTTTATTTTTGATTTATGGTTTTTATATAGGTGAGTTAAAGAGAGGATTATTGTGTCCTCTCTTTTTTGTTTTTTAAATAAAAATAATATTAAAGGAGTGCATTTAATTATGGAAAAAGTTTTATTCAGATATTCTGATTCTAATTTTTGTTCCTATTTGCATTATTTAGGTTATGAAATTATCGGATTTGATATTGTTGAGAAACGTGGCAATAAAGCAAAAGTATTTCTACATTTTGAAGGAATCAGAGAAGAATTAATTAGTTTGTTTAAGGATTTTCAAAATAATGGTATTCAAGTTAATCCTAAAAAATTTGGTCAATCAAAAAATATTGTATTGAAAGTTGTAAAGGGATATTTGTGTGATTATTTGAGAAGTAAGAGTAAGAGTAAGTAAAATATGTGATAAGGGAGGCATTTAATTATGCTAAGAGTAAGTGATGTTGTAACAATAGAAGAAATAGAAAAATGGGGTGCAGGAGATTGTATTACTGTAAAAGCAGGAACAGGAATTGGGAAAAGTTGGTTAATTAAAAATTCATTATATAATATTGCAAAACAAGGAAATAAAAGAATATTAATGTTAATACATAGATGCAATTGTACTGAACAATTTATTAATGAAATTACTAGAGATAATAAGACTGATGTAATTGATATTAAGACATATCAAAAATTAGAATATAAAGAATTACATAGATATAAAAATGATTTAAGTGAGTATCAATATATTGTTTGTGATGAATTTCATTATTTTATGAGTGATGCAGCATTTTCAAAAACTACTGATATGTCACTTGATTTAATATTAGGTCAACAGTTTGTTACAAAAATATTTATGAGTGCGACAGGTGATGATATGAAAAGATATATTAATGAATTTAAAGATATAGAAACTATAGATTATGAATTGCCAATTGAATTTAATTTTATTAATAGTTTATCTTTTTTCTATAATGATGATACATTTGAAAATTTTATGGAAGAAATAATTGAAAGAAAAGAGAAAGCAATATTCTTTATTCAATCTGCAAAGAAAGCATATGAATTATATAATAAATATAAAGATTATTGTTTATTTAATTGTAGTAAAAATAATAGTGATTATTATAAATATGTTGATAAAGAAAAAATTAAAAACATGCTCACCAATGAAAAATTTGAAGATTTAATATTAATAACTACTACATGCTTTGATGCAGGAGTGAATTTAATTGATCTAGAATTAAAACACATAGTATGTGAAGTTGAAGATACAGGTACGTTAATCCAATGCATAGGAAGAAAGAGAATTCAAAATGAAAATGATAATATAAATTTATACATAAAAATAATTAGTAATAATTTTCTAGGTGGTAAGGAAACACAAATAAAGAAAAGATTATTGATGGCTAATTTCTTAAAAAAACATACTATTAAAGAGTTTATATTAGAATTTCCTCGTCAATATGATTTTTCAAATATAGTTTATGATGCTGTAGTTAAAGAAAATGATAAAAGTACTAAGAAAATAAATGGTCTAATGGTTTTTAAATGTGAAGAAGATTTAAAAGAAATTGAATTAATAAAGGATTTTGGTAAGTATGGTTATTGTGAATACTTGAAAAATATTTTCGGTATTGATTTTTATAGAGTAATAGAAGAACAAAATAAAATAGATGAATTAGAAAAATATTTAGAATCTATTGTTGGTAAGAAATTATTTAAAGAAGAGCAAAAGAAGTTAATTGAAAAAATAGATTTAAAAGTTAATAGAAAATTGCAAAAAAGTTATAGTAAATTAAATGAAGGATTAAAAATGATTAATTTAAATTATACAATTATACCTAAGAAAAGTAATAATAAAAGATATTGGATAATTGAGAAAATATAATTATAATTTTTGCAATATAAATTTAGGGACAATAATTGTGCAAACCTCTATAAAAAGGCTTGTGCTAATATTGTCCCTAATTAAAATTATTGTAAGAAAAAAATTAAAATGTAAATATAATTTTATTCAAAGACACCTATTTCTAGGTGTCTTTGTTGTTTGATGATAATGAAGTTAATTTGGTTCTGACATTTGAGGTAGCTAACTCAATGTTGGGTAAAATGAGGGACTAACTGACCTTTACAGTTTAGTCCCTCATTCCATTTTTTAAATCTTTATAAAGGAAAGGATTTGACAAATTATGGCTTATAATATTGAATATGTAAATAAAATTATTAGTGAATTAGGATATGAATTAATTAGTAAAGAGTATATAAGTGCAATTAGTAAATTAATTTTAAAAGACAAAGATGGATATTTTTATTATTCTCAATTTACATGGATAAAAAAAGGTATTAATCCACGAAAATTTCATAAATCTAATCCATATACAATTCAAAATATTAAATTGTGGTGTAAATTAAATAATAAACCGTTTGAGTTAGTTAGTGATAAATATGAAGGATCGTAGAAAGAGAATTAAAAAAATTAATTTAATTTTAAATATTTATACCCTCTAGTTTTTAAATTTTCTAGAGGGTATAAATATTAACTTTATAATACATGTAATTTTTCTTCATTCCCTAACACATGCA